TTACTGCAAAGAAGCAATCTACAGGAAGGTGACTAGGTATTTAGAAAAGTGTCCACAAAGTACACAGAAAAATGTGTTATAGTTACAATAGGCAATTTGCCTAGAGCGAAATTACGGTTACTCTCATTCATTGCATATTCCATTCTTTGGCTAGGGCGCATCCACTTGGGTGTGCCTTTAGCTATTAAGGATAAAACGCCCTGCGGGGCAATCTCTATGGAGGCGATACCATGGCCATGCTAAAGCTATGCGGGTGCAACAAGCCTATACCTATAACGGATAAACAATGCCCGACATGCTCTTCCTCTGGAGCCCCATCCGATACCCCGCCCCGCGGTGACTACTACCGACACTATGACGCTAACAGGAGAGACGATAGGGCGACAACGTTCTACCGTTCCGCTGCATGGAAGCGCCTGAGGGCAGCCGCGCTGGTGAGGGATAACTACTTGTGCGTCAGGTGCTTGGCTAATAATAGATTTACACAAGCAGCGGAAGTGCATCATAAAATTTCTTTAAAGGAAAATTTCGAAAAAAGATTCGAGCTAAGCAACCTAGAGTCGCTATGCACAAGATGCCACAGAAAAGGACACAAAAATTTGAAGAAAAAGGCGTGAAGCAGTCCGCGAATCGGGCGGAGCGCGAGGGGTAGGGGGTACCCGGCAAGTTTCGGCGATTTCGCTTAAACCACAGCCCCCAGAATCTCACGCAAGAACTCCCTTTTTGGGACTCGCGAATCGACGCAAGAGAAAGGAGCCGCAGATGGCAGGAAGAAAAGCACAGCCACTGACAGTAGTGCAGGGCACTGGGAAAAAACATCTGACGAAGGCAGAAATAGCAAAACGCAGAGCGATAGAAGCGGCTGCGAAAGGCGATACTGACAAAGTGAAGCCTCCAAGATTTTTGACAGAACCGCAAAAAAAGGAATTCAAGAGATTGGCAGAGGAATTGCTGAAAATAGATATTATACAGAACCTGGACGTGAATATGCTCGTGATGTTCGTCCAGACTTGGGAGCAGTACAACGATGTGGTAAAAGCCATAGAATGTGCGCCGATGGGACAAGTGTATAACAGCCTGCAACGCACGAAGGATTTGCTCTTTAGCCAGTGCATGAGGGCGGCGAACGAACTTGGGTTGACGTTTAGTGCGCGGATGAAAATGGCCCAACCAAAGGTTGAAGAGAAACCAGAGAGTAAATTCGCCAAATTTGGGAACTAGACATGGATAGAGTGACGAAATTTGCGACAGATGTATGCGCAGGAACCATATCTACGGGCGAGGAAGAAAGGCGAGCATGCGAAAGGCACTTAAGGGACTTAACAAGGCAAAACACAGAAGAATTCCCCTACTATTTTGACCCGGACGATGCGCACGAAATTATAGAATTTGGCGAGGCTCTGGTCATTGCAGAGGGCGAAGAAGTTGCCCCTCTGAAATTGTACGGCTTTCAAGATTTCGTCAACGGAAGCTGGCACGGTTGGAAGAATCAGCATGGGTACAGACGGTTTAGGACGTCTTACATACAAGTAGCAAGGCAGAATGGCAAGTCTTTGGGGAATGCCATACCTGCCCTTTTTTATGGGAATTTTGCGGGGTACCAGTATCCGCAGGTATATTGTGCAGCGACCAAAGAGCTGCAAGCGAGGATTGTGCTTAAAGAATGCATCAAATTCATTAATGTCGATGAAGAATTATGCGGCACTGAATACGAGGATGGATTATTTACCGTTAAAGAGTATATGGGGCTAATAGAATGCAATCAGACTAAAGGAATTATCCGAGCACTAGGGCGTGACACGAAAAGCATCGATGGTTTCCGCCCGTACTTTGGTAGCGTGGACGAGTATCACCTGCACAAGGACAATCAAATGTATAAGCTCCTTGTCGATGGTACAGCAAAGCTAAAAGAATGCCTTATATCGGTAATTACAACAGCGGGCTTTGATTTAAATTCTCCTTGCTATGAGCTGTATGAATACTGCAAGCAGATTACCGCAGGGGTAGTGGTGGACGAAACCCAATTTGTATACATCTGTGAGATGGACAAAGACGACGATATATGGGATGAAAGAAATTGGCGAAAGCCAAATCCGATATGGAATGCATCGGTGGCAGAAAATTTCCGAGCCAATGCAATCAAAGCAAAGAAGATGGGCGGGCAGGAATTGAGAAATTTCTTGACAAAGTCCCTCAATCAGTGGGTGCAATTTGCCGACAATCAGTATATCAATATTGACGCGTGGAAGAAATGCGAGAGCGACAAAACGTTAGCGGACTTTGCCGGCGGAGAATGTTATGCCGGACTGGATTTATCATCCGGCGGTGACCTGACAAGCTTGGCACTTATTTTCCCGTACCGGCACGAAGGCAATAGGAAATATTATATTTATTCCCACTCATTTATACCCAAGAATCGTGTGGCAGAACACATTGTCACTGACAGGGCTCCTTACGATATTTGGATTAGAGAAAATTTGTTGACCGTCACCGAAACGCTAGGCGGGGTTAAGACAGATTACAAGTATATCATCTCTCATTTAAAGACTTTGATAGAGGATTACGATTTAGAAGTGGAAATGATTTGCTATGACAATCACAATGCATCCGCATTTCTTAACGATATGGAAGACTTGGGTATTGATAGCGTGGAAATAAAGCAATCCGCAAGGAGTCTTAATGACCCTACAGTCGATTTTAAGCTAGAGGTCGAGGCCGGAAATGTAGAGTACGACAAAAATAACAAGCTGCTTACGTGGTCGATTATCAATGCTAAAACCGTTTCTAACAGCTTCGGCGAAATCAAAGTGGATAAAGAATCAAGAAACGCAAGAATCGACCCGATTGACGCGATTGTAGACGCATGGAAAATGGCTATGTCTCATCAAGACGACGAAGGAAGCATCGAAGACTTTTTGGACATGATGGGCTGGTAGCCTAAGGAGGTAATAAATTGAAGCCAGTACAAAATCTCGCTGAAAGAGTAACGGTATTGAATCAGCATATATCACTAGGGGATATTAATTCGGATGATTTTGTTGATTGGATAAGGCAAGGGAATAAGGTAGATGTCACCGGGGATGCCACGTATTTCACATGCTTGCGCATATTGTCGGAATCAGTCGGCAAACTGCCGATACATAGCTATCGCGCGACTGATAAAGGCTCGTTTAGGGACAACAACATCGAAGCAATAAAGGTATTGCGCACACGACCAAATCCCCACATGACGCCAAGTTTGTTTTGGTCAACAGTGGAAGCGAACAGACTGCACAACGGAAATGCCTATGTCTATATCAGGCGAAACGGAGCGGAAGTCAAAGACTTATGGATTATGCAAACCGATGACGTCGATGTATTGATGGACGATGCAGGAATTTTCGGAGGGAAAGGAGATATATGGTACAGGTATAGCGACCCCAAAACGGGCGAGCAATATATGTTTTTCTACGAGCAGGTTTTGCATCTCAAAACGTCCTTTACCTTTGACGGAATCGTAGGGGTGAGCATCCGAGATAAGCTAATGCCGATACTAGAGGCCGGGTTATCGTCTCAAGAATTTTTGACAGAATTATACAAAGGTGGACTGGCTGCTAAAGCAGTACTGCAATATACGAGCGATTTGGATAAGGCGGCGAGAAAAAGACTGGTCGCAGGAATAAAAGATTTTGCTAGCGGAACAAAAAATGCCGGCGGGATAATACCTATTCCGCTAGGGATGCAACTTACTCCTTTGCATTTGAAATTGACAGACGCTCAATTTGTAGAGCTGAGGAAATTGAATGCCTTGCAGGTTGCGGCCGCTTTCGGGGTGAAGCCGAACCAGCTAAACGATTACGAAAGAGCGTCCTATAATAATTCCGAAATGCAGAACCTAGCATTTTATACAGACACTTTGCTTTTTATTGTCAAGCAGTACGAAGAAGAATTACAGTACAAGCTTTTGACGCCCGGTCAACTGGAAAACGGTTACTATTTTAAATTTAATGTCGCTGCAATATTGAGGGCCGACCAAGAGACGCAGGCCAAAACATTAAATAGCTATGTGAATAACGGAGTTCTGCGACCAAACGAGGCGCGTGAATTGCTTGATTACGAAAGTGATGAGTACGGTAATGACCTGATAACAAATGGTAATTATATCAAGCTCAAAGATCTAGGAGCCAACTATGGAATATCACAGGAAGGGGGTGAAGGAAGTTGAGTTTTTGGAATTTTAAAAATGTATCAGACGATGTGGTAGAGCTAAGAATTGAGGGCGACATTGTGGATGATGATCAGGTATGGCTTTACGAGTGGTTCGACGAGGCGTGCACATCACCGAATCAATTTCGGCAGAAGCTGAAAGAGTGCGAAGGGAAAGAGCTGCATGTCATTGTGGACACCTACGGTGGCTCCTTTTTTGCCGGAGCGTCAATCTATTCTGATTTGAAAGCCCGAGCAGGCAGAACAATTGGAATTGTTCACAGCAAGGCCATGAGCGCCGGGACTACAATCTTGATGGGATGTGATGAAATAAGGCTGTCGCCGACTGCAATATTAATGATTCACGACCCGATGACAAGGTGCTACGGTGATATTGCGGAATTCGAGAAGGTACTAGAAGTGTTGCACACCATAAAGGATGCAATCATCAATGCCTACGAAATTAAAACCGGAATTGCTCGCGATGATTTGTCAGAAATGATGGCGGCAGAAACATGGTTTTCGGCTTACGAAGCAGTGGACAAGGGATTTGCAGACTTGATAATCGAAGAAAAAGGGTTGATTATGCAGAATGCTTTTTCATTTAGTCAAATGCAGATAGCCAATAGTGCGAATCATTCGGCGGAGCAAATCAAGAAGTATGTAACGCTGAAAAACGAGGCAATAAAAGAAAGACAAAAGGAAGAAAAACTTAGGGAACTAGCATTGTACGTCGAGTGCGTATAGTGCTCTTTTTATATCACAAAAATGGAGGATTAGAAAATTGAACAAGAAAATCTTAGAACTAACTGAGAAGCTAGAAAACAAAAAATCAGAAATGCGCGAACTGCTTGCCAATAAGGATTTGGAGGGAGCGGCGGCACTTAAGCCAGAGGTAGAGAATTTGAAAACAGAACTCGAACTTGCCAAAGTGGCTTTCGAAGAAGCGCAAGAGGGCATGGTGCAAAGCGGAACCCCAGTGTCGTCCAATGGCAGAGAGCAAACCGCAGTGACCGAGTTTTTGAATTTTGCCAGAGGAAGAGCCTATGATAATGCCATGGTAAGCAAAGAGGATGAATCAGGCGGCTATACCGTGCCCGAAGACATCCAGACACAAGTAGAACAATGGCTAGAGGCCGAGGACTCTTTACAACCTCTAATCAGGGTATCACCCGTAAGCACAGAGACCGGAGCGAGAACTTTCCAAAAGCGTAGTTCCGGGTACATCACAGGTTTTGACACCGTAGAGGAATTGGCAGAAATTACAATGGCTCAAACCCCTCAATTCGAGCGCATGAAGTATGCGGTTAAAAAGTTTGCCAATCGCTTTATCGCTTCCAATGAGGTTCTGAGCGATAGCGACGCGGCATTGCGGACGATTATGGTTGAGTGGATTGGAAATATGAGCCGAGTCCTCAGAAATGCGGCTATCCGAGTAGTCCTTGACCAGAAAGCAAAGACGCCAATTACTTGCCCGGATGATATCAAGAAAGCAATGAACGTAACACTTGACCCAGCTTTCCGAAACCGTACCGTTGTAGTCACCAACCAAGATGGCTGGCACGTAATGGACACGTGGAAATTTGACGATGGCAGGTACATGCTAGAGGACGACATCCAGCTAGGCACAAGCCGGAGGATTTTGGGGCGGAGATTGGTTGTTATATCCAATAATGACCTTCCGTCTGTAGACGGGTTAGCACCCGTTATTATCGGCGATTTAAAAGAAGGCGTTCAGCTATTCGACCGCAAGGCATTGGCGGTTCGCGCGTCTGATACTGCCGGAAAGGCATGGGAGCATGACGCGGTAGAGTGGCGAGCGATTCAAAGGTTTGATGTGGTCATGAGAGATGAGCACGCCTTTGTTTACGGGCAAATCGACGTAGGCAATGCTACCGGATTAATGGCAGGTCTTGCAGCGATGGCACCAATGACCACTATCCAAGAAGCAGCGACTGTAGAAGCGATGGCAGCACCTGAAAAGAAAGGTAAATAATCATGCTTGTACTGGATTTAGAAGAAGTAAAATCGTGGCTACGCACAGACACCGATGACGACGACCGCGTTATAGAAACATTGATAAAGGCGGCCGTATCGTATGTCTATACTGCTACAGGGAGAAAAACATTCGGCGACAAAATGCACATAGCAAGACTGGTGTGTTTGTACATGGTGTCTCATTGGTACGAAAATCGGGATTTCTATAATCCGACGCCAAACTCTATTCGCAATCCAGTGCTTACAGCGATGATTACACAATTGCAGTTCGGAGGGTATGGCGATGAGTTGGATTAGGCCGAAAGAAAACAATCCCGGAAATTTAAACAAGCGCATAGAACTCCTGTATCTGGATTCTGAGGACAATAAAGCAGGGGGGCGACGTAGCGAAACGCTACAATGGCTCCCCTTTGCTAAGGTCTGGGCGAACATTACGAATCTGAGCGGGGGCGAAAGTTTTGATAATAATCAGCAAAAAGCAGAATTGACTCATCGGATAATAATCCGATATCGAAAAGATGTCACCCGAGAAAATCGTATCAAGTTTGGCGACAGGATATTCCGGATTGGATATATTGTAAACCAAAATGAAGCGAACAGATTTTTGCAATTGCATGTAATGGAAGAGGTATAAAAATGGCGCAGATTAGAGTTGTACTGGATGGTGGACAAGAAGTGCTCCACAAGGTAGACGCTTACGACCGGGAACTAGTGAGCGACCTAGAAAACATAGTCAAAAAGTATGCTAATAAGACCGCCAAAACTGCAAGGGCTAAAGCTCCGGTAGGTCCTACTGGGAATTTGAGCCGAAGCTTCAAGGCAAAAGATGTCTCAAAAAAAATTGGAATACCCGATAGGCTTGCCAAGACTGTGACTGCGAGAGGCGGCAGGGGGTGGCATCTGCACCTTGTAGAACTTGGGACGGCGGCTAGGATGCAACGCAGCACTGGCAGGAGTGTTGGGACAATGCCAGCAAGCCCATTTATGGGAGCCGTAGAGCAAGCGAACGCCGGGGCATATAACTCCGAAATTGAGGCTCGAATCTTGAGAAAGAAGGTGATTTGATGCGACTAATAGAAGCGCATGATGCCATTTACGAAAGAATAACCGAGGCGCTGGAGGGCATTGCGAGCGCGTGGGATTACCTTCCCAAGACAGAGAAACCCCCTTTTGTTGTTGTGGGAAGGATGGATTTTGACTTCTCCAATTCCCTTGCAACAAAAACGAGCGTGGGGTACACGGTCACACAAAAGATGCATGTTGTTACTACGGCTCGCGAGAAGCACAAAGCAGTTGAAATACTGCGAAAAACGAAAGAGGCTTTAGCATATCCTTTAGTCGTAGAAGGGACAACCGTTTTAAGACAAAATGTAACTACTGGATTAGTAGAAGAAACGGCAGACGAAGAATTTTATGGAGAAATGAATCTGCTGCTGTGGTTAGAAGATGATTAGGAGGAAAAATAAAAATGGGTAAATATACAGGATTAAATTGCAAGGTGTTAATAGGTGACCCAGATGCAGCAGGGACATTTTCGGCAATAGCAGGGCAAAGAGATGCGACGCTGAATATGAGTTATGGAGAAATCGACGTCACGTCTAAAGATTCCGTTGGCGGGTGGGAAGAAGTAATGGCCGGCCTAAGAAGTTGGGATATATCAGTAAGTGGTGCCCACGTAGCAAAGGACGTAACAACTGCCAAGATAGACGAAATTTTGCTACGCCCTGCGCACACTCCAGAAAGCGGACAGGTGCCTGTGCAAATAACTATGGAGCATGGGGACGTCTACTCGGGCAATGCGCTTGTGACAAGTTTTTCCAAGGCGATGCCGCATGCAGACCTTGTGACTTATGATTTGTCTCTTCGCGGTAACGGGCCTCTCTCTAAAGTGGCTGGAATTTCGGGAGCGCAGGCGGGAGGGTTCAGCCAAGGCATAGCACCCGCTCAAGCGCAAGGCGTGATACCTACAGCGAATAAGGAGAAGAAGTAATGAGAGTAGAAAAAATCAATGGTAAAAGTTATGTTTTTAAGCTAGGAATCAACGCAATGGTTGAATTCGAAAAGATAACCGGCGAAAAAATCACAAGCTTGGAAGAGAATGTATCAATGGGGGTTCTTAGAACTCTTTTTTATTGCTCTTTAAAGGGCGGCGGCGAATCAAAGACCAAAGGGATGACCCAAGAAGAAGCTGGCGATTTAATGGATGCCTATATCGAAGAATACGGCATGGAAAGCCTTGCGGCGATGATTGGAGAGGTTGCTCGTGCAGGCATGGGAAAGAAGGAGAGCGAGCGGAAGGGGAACCCGCCGGCGAAGCCGAAGAAAGGTTCACCCTCCACGAATTGATTCCTTACGGAGTTATAAATTTCGGGATGTCAATGGAAGAAGTGGGGAGCCTTACCGTAGCGGAATTTTGCACTTACTTGGAATTTAATGCAGAAAAGAAAAAAGAAACCACGGTGATTATAAATCATGCAACCTTGAACGCTCTTGCCAATATTTATAGGGGCAAGGGAAAGCCGTTTATTGAGTTATTTGCGAAAGAAACAAAGCAAAAAACGAGAGAAGAAATGTTAGAAGAGCGATATGAATTGTTCGGTTACTAAGGAGGGGCGCAATGAGTTTGGTTGTTAGAATCGGTGCGGATCTAAGTGAATTTAATAGGGGCATGAAAGATTTCAACCGAAAAGTCAACGGCATGTCAAGCCAGATGGAATCGGTCGGGCAATCAATGGTTACCGCCGGCACTGTCATGACGGCGGCCGTTACGCTCCCCCTTGTCGCTCTGGGAACCGCAAGTGTGGGAGTCGGAGCAGACTTCGAAAGCTCGATGAATGTAATCCATGCCAGAACAGGAATGGCGGGCGATGATGTTTACCATCTAGGTCTAGCGTTCAGAGACATGGCGGTTGCTTGCGACTTGTCAAGCTTTAGTGCGCGAGAAGTTGCTGATGCATTTTCGGGAGTGGCGGTAAGAGGGCAGACGGCGGAAGATGCCACAAACTTGATGAGCGCAAGTATGGTATTAGCAACTGCCGTGGGCGAAGATTTGTCCAAAACCGCATACTTTATCGGGAATTATTTGCTTAAGGTTGGGAAAGATGCGTCTTATGCAGAAAAAACTATAGATGTATTTGCGTTGGCGGTGGCGAACACGGGAATCAGCCTCGGCGACATGCAAAATTATGTATTTAGAATGACTCCCGCATTTGAGATGTTTGGAGCATCAACAGAAACAAATATTGCGATAATGTCAAGATTATATCAGGCAGGTATCAGGGGTGCGAATCTATACTCTGGCATGGGCGATATAATGATGCAATTAGCAACGCAATCAGGGCACACCGCAGGCGTTATCGAAATGTTGGGGTTATGCTTTGACGAAATGACCGCTCAAGGGATGGACAACACAGACATGCTGTTCCACATGGCGGATGCGATGGGGGACGTCTTCGACGGGTCTATGCCATTGTTTAATTCGCTTGTCGAGGGCGGCATGGAAGCATCCGAAGCGTTGGAGTACATGGCTACTGCGATGGGCGAGTATAGCGACGCCACGGAATTGGCTGCTTTTATTGCAAATGACATGACAAACGCACAGGCGGCAGCACTTTTCGAATTTGTGAATTTAAGAGACGAGCTGAGAGACGAAGTGATTCCGGCATTCTATGACGCGGCAGATGCTTATGATGGCATTGGAATAGCGGCAGAAATGGCAGGAATTAAGCAATATGGACTAAGTGCATCTGCGCAGCGTTTGCGAGCGTCATTCGAGGAAATAAAGTTAATAATAGCTGACCATTTAATGCCACACGTGCAAAGGTTCGCAGACAGAATCAAAGAATTGATGCAGCGTTTTAAAAATCTGAGCCCTGAAACTCAACAGATGATTATAAGATTCGCGGGAATTGCGGCGGCAATCGGGCCATTGCTAATAGTCGGCGGGAAATTATTGATTTTCGTGGCGAAACTAAAAAAAGCATTTGCTTTCATGGCGACACCAACTGCAAAGCTGGGCGCATCTATGGCAGGGGCAAAGGGAGTGGCGGCAAAGCTAGGTGTTGTTTTCGGTGCACTCGGAATAAAGATATTGCCTATCATAGCGATAGTCGGGTCTTTGGTGGGAGCCTTTGTTAATCTATGGCGCAACAACGAAGAGTTCAGGGACGGATTTCTAGCAATTTGGGAAAGAATTAGAAACACTTTTAGCACTTTGATAGATGGAATTGTAGAAAGAGTAAATGCGTTAGGGTTTGATTTTGAAAACTTCATGGACATCCTACGTGCAGTAGGCGATTTCTTATCCAATGTGCTGGGTCCTACCTTTACTTTTATTTTTGAGACAATAGCGATAGTGTTCGACTACGTGGTGAACAAAATATTGAGTATATTGGATGTTTTCATAGGAGTTTTAACCGGTGACTGGGAGCGGGCGTTGGAAGGTGTGGTAAATCTATTCGTAGGCGCATGGACATTTATAAAAGATTTCTTCGGAAGCATCTTGACTAAGATTGGAGATACATTGAACGCTATCTTAGCGCCACTAGGGATAACATGGCAGGACAAATGGGGAGCTATCAGGGATTTCTTTGTAAGTGTTTGGAATTCGATAAAAGACTTTTTCGCAAATATTTTGAATGCGATTGTGACTGTTGCTACAGGCAAATTAACCAGCTTTCTTAATCTGCATATTTCTATCCATGACGCTATTCGCAATGCGATATCGTCCGTGTGGTCGGCGATACAAACGTTCTTTATCAGCAAATGGAATTCCATAGTGAACTTCGCTGTATCAATATTCACTTCATTACTGAATGTGCAGATTTCAATACAAAATTCCATTCGGAACGCCATCCAATCGGTATGGAATGCGATAAAAAGTTTCTTTTCTGGCATTTTTAACGCCATCCGAAATACAACTACTAGCATCTGGACTGGAATCAAAAGCTTCTTTTCGAACACTTTTTCGTCAATCCACTCGACAATATCTGGGGCGATGAGCAACATCAGCTCAAGTATAACCGGAACGTGGAACAATATAACCAGCTTCTTGCGAAATATCAACCTTTTTGACATCGGACGAAACATAATCCAAGGGCTTGTCAATGGTATAAGAAATATGATGTCCGCTGTGACGAATGCTGTAAGCGATATAGCCGGACGTATAACAAGCGGAATAACTAGCGCACTAAGGATATTCTCGCCATCGAGAGTGATGATTAAGCTAGGGGAATACACTGGCGAAGGTTTAGTAATCGGATTGAAAAAATGTTTTGCGGACATAGACAAGGTCGCCGCCTCTTTAGTGGATAAAGTCTTGCCACCGATACCTAAAATGAGCGTGCAATATGGTGCTAATTTAGGGCAAGCCGCTTTTGCTTACGGCTCAGGCGGACATCTAGGCGGGGAAACAGTAGTCGATACCGGTCCTACGTATCTTGTCTTAAACGGAAAAATCTTCGGTGAACTAATTGCCGATGATGTAGAAAGAGGGCGCGGAATTGCTGTCAAGAAAAAAATGGCACTAAGGAGGTAGCGGCATGCTAAGCATGGAATTTGATAATCAAATAAACGATTGCACTAGAATACTACAAGCGGAATCGCGCCCCGGCTCTCCCGGTGTTAGTCGGTCGACTATCCAAGTAAGCGGCGGCCACGGCTCAAGGGTGGGTCGCATGTCGTATAGAGAGCGCATAATTACGGTTCCTATACTCATTCCATTTGACAACATGGCCAATCTACAACGCCGAAAAGAAGAGCTTGCAAGATGGCTGATACACCGCGAGGCAAAAGAATTGACTTTCAGCGACGAGCCAAACGCCACCTATTATGCACATTACACGAGTGGGCTAGATGCCTTCGAGGAATTTCCGTCATGCGCTACGACAACACTTAAATTCACTTGCTACGACCCTTTCAAGTATGGGCGTGAAATCACAACAGGATTGAATTTCAATAACACAAGGGGGGGCGAAAGCTCTCCCTGTATCATTACCGTGCGATTCAGGGGAGACGCAGCAGGGTATAACATCCGTCACGAGCAGCAAGACAAAGAAATGAGAATCAATTGGAACTTTAATAATGGCGACGTCCTGGAAATCGACACAGCAAGAAGGAAGGTAATGATTAATGAACGGGTAAGGATGACCGCCTTTGATTTCCGGACTCAAATGGTTGACGTGATCCCGGGAATTAATACGCTTACAACAAATGTTGCTGCAGCATGGACAGAAATCAGGTACAGACCTAGGTGGATATAGGGGGAGCGCAATGACAGACTTATTAATATTTAATGATGCAGATGATTTGCTCTGTGCGCTCTCGAATAACTCAGAAAAGTCGCTGGTTTTTTGGGATGCGGATTTTGCGGAAAATCTCAATCAAGCGAGTTTTTTAGATTTTAATTGCCGCCCAAAACATGGGGATAGCAGACACATAGAAGTTGGAAATCAAGTCGCCTTTAAGGACAAGGACGGCTTTTTTAGATTATTTCGAATTGAATCTACGGAGAAAGAAATAAATCGGCAAGGCGAGTATATAAAGGCAAGATGCGAGGATGCTGTTTTAGAGTTGGCGACTAACATTTTGACAGATATACGGCCACAAAACGTGACGATGCGCTTCGCGCTTGAAAGGGCATTGTCAGGGCAAGCCCGATGGGAAGTTGGCGAGGTTGCCGATTTAGGAGTAGCGTCAACCAATTACTTCTACATCTCCTCGATAGAGGCGGTAGAACGGTGCCTAAAAGCATGGGGCGCAGAATTAAGAGTGCGGATAGAGACGGACGGCAGGAGGATAACTAGGCGCTTGGTGGATGCGGTTAGCCGTGGGCGCGACACAGGTTTGCAAATGGAGGTTGGGCACAACGTAGATGGCTTGTCTCTAACCGTCGAAACCGGGCACGTGCGAACGCTAATGTATGGACGCGGCGCAGGGATACCGATGTATGACGATAGCGGCACTGCGACAGGCGGTTACTCTCGG